CCCCTCGTGATAGTATAAAAGACGTTAAAAACTGTAAAATATTATAGCATGACATGATGATAAAAAAAGTCTTGGGTGAAGTAAATATGGAACTTTTTGTAGATATAATCAAATTTTATATTTATTCTATAGATATTATTAGATTTTATCAGTATATTTATTAGTAGTTATTATATAAAATTTGATACTAAATAACTATAATAATCATTTTGTCTTTTTCTTTCAGATTTTCGTTTTTTCTAGAAATTTTTTTATTTTACTTTTATTCCAGATTTCTCTGGAAAACTTTTTACCCAGAGAAAAGTTGATATTCGAGATAAAAAGACGAAATGATTTTTTATAGATTATTAATAGTAATAAAAGCAAAAAATAGAACAATTTATCTATAATAGTACTTATTCAACCATTCTTTATTAAGGGAATCCTTTAACCTATTAAAGGACTTATTCTTAGAATAATCTATATATGAATTAACAAAATGTCCATTTTTTATAAATTCAAGTGCTTCGTTGATGTATTTAATTTGATGTTTACTAATAATTTTGTTGTGTTCTTGGAGTAATACATGTAAGTCTGGATCATGTGTAACCAACAAATTTGATAAAACATGTTCACTAAACTTATTATTAAAAAAAATACTAATTAACTTGTTTTTTAATGCTGTAGTAAACCGTTCTTTCTGGTAAAACTTACACACTAAATATTTTTCCGAATTTGTTGGTCTACTTGTAAGAGGTTTGGTAATATGTACTTCTTTGAATAGATAACTAAGTAATTGTATATAATCATATGTAATAGTTTTATAACTATCAAAAATTTTCAATACAAAAACACCATCCAGTTTTAAACAGCATAATGCTAATAATATCTCACAAAATATTAAATTACTATGAACATTTTCTTTATTATTAAATATTCCTTTATCATTTATACCACCATCAGCTGTTATAAATTGTATTTCTTTTTTCGAAAGAACTTGTAGTATGTACATAAAATCTGAAATATTTTTAATATCACCTTCCCATTTTTTATCATTTTTATTGTTAATTATAATTACTCTACTATTATTAATAATAGAGTTGTGATACACAGGAATATCATAATCCTTTTTATCAATAAGAGACACTGTATAACAGAAAAAAGGAGTAACTTGCAAAGTTGCTTGTATAAAACCACCAGGGGATTCTGCTATATGAAAAGCATTACCTGTGCCTGTAATTTCAAAATCAATTAAAATTTCTAAAAGCTTATAATAAGCTCTACTAACTGGTGTTTTTAAATAACTAGACAAAACTTTAAAAGGTGATTCATAGATATTCAAATATTTTCTAATTTTAGTCCAAATACGTTGATCAACGTTTGATATTTTGTCTTTTGTTTCAAGAAGTTCTGTTGATGTGATGTCTTCTAAAATACTATCAAAATGATAGTTAATTTCTGGTAATTGGTCTGTTGGTTTTATAACAACAGTGTACATGGTACTAAATTAGTACTTTTTGTTTTTTAAATTGTATTATATTTTGCGTTTAATTATACATTTTTTATTATCAGACCAGTGTAATGACAACTGACTCTTATTATGGCTTGAATGGTTTAAAAGATATAATTGATGATGGAAAATACATATGTAATTATCCAGAAAATCCAAATGTGAATGACATTGTTACATCTAATTTTATTACAAGTTTAAAAGGCGTTAAAAGGAATGGATATACTTACACGTACGATGTCCCAAGACATGGTGATATATTAAAAAGTATAATTATCAATGGTGTACAAAATTGTATTGTAAAATTAAGAGTACACAACAAGATTATATTTTCACAAAAATATGACAAGCATTCTTTTAGTGTAACACCATTTAAATTTGGTATACCTGTAATGGCATTTCCATATAGCCAATTAGAAATCATTATTTTATTAGAACGCGAACCAAATGATGTTTTAGCGGAGTACCTCTTGTTAGATACTCCAGATAGAAAACGTTTAGTTCAAAAACCAGTTTATTTTGATAATGTTATTATAGAAGCTGGTGTGTTTAGATTGATAACTGATTATGTAGATCTATATGAAAACGTTGTTTTAACACCACCTGTGTTACCAGACCCAATAAAGTGTCCAGAAGAACTAAAACCAAAATCGTGGTTTTGGTAAATATTTTTTTTGTATGTAAGTAATTAAATGAAAGGTAATTGGAAAGTACCAATTTTAACAACTCTTGTAGTTATACATTCTATAATTGGTATATCAAGTATACTATTTATATTGTTATATGCATTTAGTATTAATGTACCTATAATTACAACTGCAGTAATATGTATAGTATTATCATTTATTATATTTAGAAGATGTATTCATATTGATATATATGAATATGTCAGAGACGGCGAAGACAATATACCTGATTATGCACAAGATAATTACATTAGAAAATTAATACAAAAAATTTTGTTAAAAGAACCAGAAAGATGCAAAAATTTAACAGATTTACGACTTGATATTATAGGAAATGTTGAACCATTATTATTATGTGACACAAAACATGATATGATAGATATATGTAATTATCGAATACATTATATAGTTATAAATGTTATACTTATTATACTTTTAATGTTAAAATACAAACTCAAACAGTTTTTACCATTGTTCTTATTATGGTTTTTTGTAGTATTTAAAGTGTAAAACAAAAAAAAGCAAGCAATTACATATGTAATTGCTTGCTTTTTTTTGTTATTTATTTATTTCTTTTGTTATTTATTTTTTAGAATATTCTAATGATAATTGTTCTTCTAATTCTTCAATTGTTTCAGAAACAAGCATTAAATTGTTAAGAGTTGCTGGAGTAATCACTTTATTTTTGATAAGCGAATCTTTTACACACACTTGATATTTATATTTTATCATTTCTCTCATACTATCTGAATCAAGTTTTGTAAGTTCTATTATACGATTTATTCTACCTGGTCTAATTAAAGCTGGGTCAAGATTTTCAATATGATTTGTAGTCATAATTATAATAACATCATTAAGCTCAAGGATACCATCTAAACAATTTAAAACATTGCTTAATGTTATAGAAGGTTTTTCATAGTTGTTGTCTTTTTGAGTGTCTTTTCTATTACATACTATACTTGTATTACAATCAATATCTTCAAATACATAAATTCTTTTATTTAACGGGATTACCATATTTCCTATATTTGGATTGTATAATATATTCATTAGATTATCTAAATCTTGAATACTTGAAAGATCAACAATTATTATATGTCGTTTAGTATAGTTAGCTATACTTTTTATGGTACTAGATTTACCACTACCAGGAACTCCATGTAACATTAAACCAAGTTTTGATATTTTTTTAGAATTTAATCTATCTATCAAGTTTATAATTTCTTGTTTTTCTTTAAAAAATATGCTGTCAAATGTAGTATTACTATTAAAATTGTAACTAAAATTTTGATCATATTTTATATAAACGCGTTGTTTAATAGATTTTTCACACATATGATCAGCGTATATTTGATAACATTTCTGTAAAAAGGTTTTGATGTATTCTTTAGAATGAATAGTTGTATACATAATTATTTTTTTAGTAATTACATTTTGTGACGATGTATTTTCGAACGTAAAAGTTATATTATCATAAGTAATTGTATCATTATAATCACATATTATATCATATTTACTATAATTATCATTATAACGCTGATGATTATTCAGAGTATGAATCAGTTTTATTTTTTTAGAGTTATTAACTGTATTATTATTTAAAAAATATATTAATGCCCTAATAGGTAAGTCTGTCATATTACCATTTATTAGTTCGTGCCCCGATAAAGTCATTTTTTTTTCATATAATATAATATATTCTACTCCTGGTTTTGAATATGAAAATAATCTATTTTTGATATCATTAATTATATTCTTTATAGTATCTGAAAATAAAGTAACAAATGATAGAAAAATTGGTGTAATAATCAAGCTCAAGATATATTCTGTAGAGTAGTATCGATCCATTTACTATCGGATTAGTTTAGCATTAAAAAACTCAATTTTTTTATAAAAAAAGTAATCAATTACAGTAATTGATTACTTTTAAGTACTTTATTTATTTACTTACTTACTTACTTACTTACAAAATGATAACATTCTTTGACGTTGTTCGAATGACGTGTAGCCTCGACAAACATTTTCATTGTTATTATTGTTAGTTTTGTTTTCACCAAATACGTCGTCGTCTCCGAACACGTCGTCGTCGTCTCCGAACACGTCGTCGTCGTCTCCGAACACGTCGTCGTCTCCGAACATATCATCGTCGTCGCTGTCAACTGTAAGAGACTCTATATATTTATTAATAAAAATCTTATTAGTAATAATTTGTATACCTTGTTCTAACAAATACACTACAACGTCTTTCTTACCCTTAGTTCCAAAGTCCATTAAAATTTCTTTATGTAAGATTTTAATATCAGCTCCTTCGATTAATAGTAACTGTAAAATGCCAAGATGTCCGTTTTTTGCACTCCATATTACAGGAAGTTTATAATCAAATATTGGTCCATTAATTCGTTTGTTTTCATCTAATAAAAATTTTACAATCTTAATATGACCATTCATTGATGCAAACCATAAACACACTCCTTTTGCTATATGAATATTAGCACCTTTTGCTACACAGTTTTTGACATTTTCATAACGTCCAGTATCACAATATTTTTGAAGATCTGAATTATAGGTTGTGACAGTTTTTTTGGTTAAACTATTAAACTTTGGTTGGTCAGGTACTCTCCAAGTTTTGTCGATATGTAATGTTTCAAAAGAACTTTGCAAGTCTTCGGACATCTTGTTGTCTATTTATGTAATTCAAATAAAAAATTCAATTTTTTTATTTAGAAATTTCGGACAAATTCTTCTTAAATATTTCATCCAATATTTCAATTGGTAATTTCATTTTACAAAATAATAGTTTTTATATTTTTAAACACAATATCATGTAATGGTTTGTAATTTTTTAAATCGGAGAGGTACTTTACAACTTCTGTATGACCATAATAATTTGCCAAGATAATAGAC